AAAATATAAATCTGATTATTTTCATTATAAACTCCTATAAACGAATTCAATCGCCCTTTCAGCTTCTTTTTCAAGCGGGCGATTATCATACCAATTACCTGTCTGCGCGTCTAGATCTTTACATAACGTTGCTATTTCTACAGGTGTTATTGGGTATTCTCTTCTTATTGCGTTTGCTGCTATTGAAACCATTAATCTATACATTGTGTGATACCAACCAGTGCCACTTAAACTCATGTATTCAGAAACGAGTTCCTTATTAACCAATGGGCAGTCAGCATATCCAGTCCATTGAATATCTTTAGATTGAGCTTTAGATTTTCTATGCTCAACTATTTGATCTTGAATTTCTTTTGGAAGTTTTTCAAAAAACGTAGCACCCTTTGGTTCTATAAATGGATGTTTGTTAATGAGAAGGTAAGGATCAATAAAAGACCCGTTACAATTACTGAATATAAAGTTAAAAGAATTATCGTACCTCCCTGGCACATAATACATGCGCGATAAATCTTTAGTTTGTCTATCGGCAAGTTCACCCAACTCATTGTTGAGTGCATGCCAGAATTTTGGGATGTAGCTGCATCTAACTTCGTCTGTAAGTGGGAAGATAAGTCTGAACTTAGGCTGACCAATCCGCGAACTGGCAGTAGAATAACAAACAAAATAATAGTCAGCAAAACGCTGCAAAAGATCATCTTTTAAATCTCCTTTAGGTATATATTCATCAACATCGACTGCACACCAACTAGACCATTTAAGAACGTTCTTATTAGAACGAGTTGTGCCTTCTTCGTATACAGCAGGTGATATTAAGGTTGCGGATAACTTATCTTTTCTTTGTATTCCAGACAAACCATAAAGCGCCTCTTCAAACCTCAAAAAGTCTTTAAAGCGCGTTACGTTTGTAGTCTTGTTATCCCATACACTTTTAAAGTGCGTTATTGAACATTCCATGATTATTTTTATGAGAAGGATTTTCCCAATTATCAGGTTTAATTAAATCTGGTAAACCTAATGGATTTGGTCTTCCTTCTTTCACTCCAACTTCTTTCATTATATTAGCATTATAAATCTCATCCCATGCCTTATGTGCATCTACACCAAAGGCATCGAGAGTTCCAATAGCAAAAACACAAATATCAATTAAACCGTCCACGATTTCTTCAGGATCTTTATTTTTAATTGCTTCATTTGTTTCATCAACTTCTTCCTGAACCATTTTCATTCTAAATTCAAGAAGTTTATCAAGTCGGTGGCCATTATCATCAACCCACTTGTGTACACCAAACTTTTGATGCATATCGTTAATATCTTTTACCCAATCTTTACTCATAGTATATTATACCTCATTTTTGTTTAATTGTACACCATTTTTTTCAATAATTTGTAAGTTTCTTTCCAATCTTTAACTGGAATACACCGTGTGTCTTCCTTATCTTCAAGTTGAACTTTAAGGGGATAGTCATTTCCTCCTGGTTGCATATTATCACCAAAGAAAACTATAGGGTATGAAATATAGTCTGCAACTTGAGCTTTATCTTTTCCAACAGGCATGATGTCTAAACCTGTTTCCCCTGCGACTTGTGCTATTACTCCTTTTTCAACAAATAATTCATTGAATTCGATAGCAATATTATTTCTTTCATTTTCATCACTGTCATATTTAGTATACATCTTTCTTTCACCAAGAGTACAATTCCTTCCTATGACGCTGAAATTAACTAACCCAGGTCTTTCTTCAACATGATTTCCAGACCTAAAAGGAAACTTACTATTAGTTAATTTATCAATTAGAAATTTTTTCATTTCACGTGGTAGTAACCAAGTTGATGTATATATCTCTTCACCCTTTTGCCAAATGCTGTTTCCAGAACAGTTATAACAAAATTCAACGGATTCACATACATCTTTGCCAACTTGTTCAACTGTTTTTGGATAATCAGAACCTGTTACTAGATAAACTTTATGATTAGAAATAACTGCATTCATAAAGAAATCTTTAAATTCAGTATCCATTAAACCTCGACTAGGTGTGAGTGTCCCGTCGACGTCGAAAACGTAAGCTGTATTAGTCATATCCTAACACCGCTACATGATCGTATCTTTGACCATCAAATACGCAAACAAAGTAACAGCCTCTGTCTCCTGCTCTTACTCTATGAAATGCTCCGTCTGGTATTAATACGGTATCACCTTTCATAACTTGAAATTCTTTACTGTCTAATTCCATCCATCCGTCACCGTCTAAAAACATATATACTTCTTCTTGACCCGCGTGCGCGTGCCCGTTAGTAGATTTGTTAGGACGAAGATCGGTGGAACTTAAACAGAGATTTTTTAAACTTTTATTATCTCTAACAGTGTAGGTGTCATTGTCGTGTATTATTTCACCTTCTATATTATGAGATTTTACGTGGTATTGACTCATGCAAAAAATGCCTCCAGTGTTGCTCTCTCTTCAGCTTCCCATCCTATAGATTCCAATATAGGATTAATAGCATCTAAGAAAGTTTTTTCAAATTGTAACTTCTTATTAACGTATTTATGAAGTTGTAATTCCTCAGGTAGATAGTCAGTGAAAGAAATTACATTTTCTTTAATGTGATTTGGCATCTTTAAATAACAAAACTTGATTTTATCACCGTTATTAATCTGAGGATATTTTTTATCTAAACCATTCTGTTTGATATAATGGTTATGAAGAATAGCTCCTCTGACGTGTATAGGAGTACCTTTAATATAGATGTCTCGTTTATTAGACCATTTATGAACATCAGATACACTTCGTGGAAAAGCAACTTCTTCGGGTGGAAGAGACATAAAGTAAGCTTTAAATTCAGCTATAGATTTTTGAGTTTCTGCTTCAGATCCTGAAACAATAACTGTAAACATTTCTTTAAGTGCCTTCCTGCATGCAGAAGGTGTACTAGACTTAATTGCCTCAATACCCATAATCTTTAGTTTAGGTTCTGTGTATCTTACACCTTCATTATCATGTACGTTAAGTATATATCGCTTTTTAGCAGTCCATATTCCAACATCAGCAATTGCTTCTCTACCCATTTCCATACGATTATCATAACAATTAAGGAGTTCATGGAATTGCTTATAAGACTTAGCTATTTCAGTTTCAAAATAGTCTTGACATATCTTTTGAAGATAATCAACCGGTTTATTAGGTTTGAATTTTTCAATAAGTGGACCAAAGTTAACATAAAGAGAATCAGTATCAATAGCTATAACGTAATCTACATTATCTGTTTCTAATATCTTATTAAGAGATTTATTAACATCTCTTTCTGCCCAACGAATACATGTTTGACCAGTCAAAGTAATTGCTTCAGCCATTCGTAAGTCAAAGTATTTAAACCATTGATTTCCTAATGCACCATAAAGACTGTTCATCATAATCTTAATAGCCATCTGCTGGTTTTCAAACCTAGCAATATCTCTTTCAATTTTGTACGTACCTTGCTTATCTGACTTATCAGCTTTTTCAATAGCTTGCTTAGCTTTAAGCATTTTCTTTTTAATTTCAGCACGTTCAGCATAATAGTCAACAATCAAGCTAGGCACAATGCCTCTATGTTTGTTTTTAAAACGAACACCGTTTCCTGATAAACAATAATCACCAGGAGGTTCAACTCCTTCATTTAGTATTCTATCAGGATGCATGTTAGGTGTTATCTCATTAAGAATAGTTTCGGGTGACATATTCCATTGTACAATAATATTAGGATATAGAGAATTTAAGTCAAACGAAGCTACCCATTTATGCATACCAACTTGAGGTTCTTTAACAAAACCTCCTGCAAAACCTGAAGGTTTACCTGAACCTGACTCTGTAGATCCTTGAGCATTTGGAGATTTTGTATCATGCTTTTTATGATAATCTTGATTTGGCATAAAAGTAGGATCACCAGAAATCCTATCAATAGGTGGGATAACTAATACACCTTTAGAGTTCATTAACTTACGATATATAATAGTGTCCCACATAGATGTAGTACCCATCGTATCAGCATAGTTAATACCAGCTTTATAAGCAATAGTCATAACTAAAGTGATTAGACCCATTTTATCTTCAATACGATCAACCAGTTCAACATCTTTTATGTTATAATCAATAAATTTTTGATGATCATTTAAATAAAGAGTATGAAGAGAAGTATGTTCTTCATATGAAAGTTTCTTTTCACCTAGTACTACATTAGCAATATTATTGAGTGAATATGATTCTTGAGGTCCGTAGGAATATCCAAACTTTTGAAATAATTGCATATAATCAAGACTTACAATACCATATATTTCGTATACTATTTGCTCTCTGCCTCTGAAATCAGCAGTTCGTTCTTGAACATGTTTCCAAGGTGAAAGTAGTTTTTCTTGTCCTTCACCCATAACATTTTTAATACGACGGACAAGATAAGGAATATCAAAATACTTAGTATTCCAACCCGTCATAACATCGGGTGTATTCCTATTCCAAAAAGTTAAAAACTTACTTAAAAGATCTATTTCAGTTGAGCATTTAATATACACAACCCTATTTTCTTTCATGTAACCATTCGAAACATCGTAATCACCCATTCCCCAAACGTAATAGGTGTTATCAATATTGTTTTTTGTTGCAATTGAAATTATTGGTTGAGCTGCTTGATTCGGATGTGGAAAACCATCATCGGATGCAACCTCAATGTCAATCGAAGTAACGTTGACTTTGTCCCTATCGAAATCTATTTCGCCGGGAAATTTTTCAGTGAGGAACTGATTTATATAATTAGTGTTTCCATAGAGTTGAGTTCCTCCAGGAAGTTTTTGCAGATTAATAAAATCTCTGCAATCTCTCATACTTTGAAATGATTTAGGCTTTAAGTGTTTACCGTCTATGCTGACAATTCCAGTAGAGGTTCTTGAAGGTTCATAAATCGTAGGTTCAAAGGGGACTTTGTATGATACAGCTTGACCATCTTTATAGCCTCTATAAAGAAGATTATTACCAAATCGCTGAATACATGTATAAAATTCCAAGTGTCTTACCTCCATAATTTAATAATATTATACCACATTTAAAGACAAATGTAAACTAAAAAATGGGCCGGCATTTAAAAAAATATTAGATATACAATGCCACCTATTACGATGAAATCTGCGCAAATGCTCCAGACTATGTATCCTCTAAACAACCATTTTCCTATTTGTTTATGCCAGCCCATTTTAATTTAAATCCAGTAGCGATAACTTGGTATCGCAGTTGGACGTCTTAGTTCTTTAACACGTCTTTCTAAATCAGCTAAATCAACAGCTCGAGATAAATATCTCTCTTCTGTAGTTAGCTTTGACCATTCGTATTGGGATTTAAGAAGACTCGTTAAGTAGTTGAGCGCTTTTGCCATTTGATGTTTCCTCGTTTTGACCAATATTGATTTTACGAGGACGCTTCTCTTCAGGTAGAATTACTTCAATAGTGACAGTAAGTATTCCATCCTTCATATCAGCTCCGGTGACATCTGCGTACTCCGACAGTCTAAACGACTTTTGAAATTTTCGACCAGATATGCCTCTATGGACATATGCATCTTGATCCCTACGCGGTCCACGTTCACCTTTAATAGTTAAAACGTGTTCTTTGAGCTCAATGGAAATATCTTCCTTTGAGAAACCGGCTACTGCCAGTTCGATATCATATTTCATATCGCCGTCTTTGACAACGTTATGAGGTGGATATCCGTCATTAGCGTGGTTTGTGATTCTTTCGAGTTCATCGAAAATATGGTCGAAACCTAAAAAAGCGTTCCTTGGGAACATAAAAGTACCAGTCATTTTTTCCTCCTATAACTAGCAAGGTTAATTATTTAGACCCGAAATATTCGGCATCTAACATTATTTATACAAGTCTACTTCTTCTTTTTACGCTTATTGCGATTTTTTCTCTTAGTAGACCCTATTTTTCGTCTACCTTTCGGCGGACGATTCTTATGTGGCCACGGCATAAACTTCTCCCATAATATAAAGTATCACAATCAAGAAGATTTACCATTTCCTATGTTATACTTTGGACATAAATTCCATTGATCTTTATCCTTAAAGGATATAATTTTAATCTGTCTCAATGGTGCTTTATCAGTAGCTTGTGATTCATCGATAAAGGAAATAAGTCCCCAATCTGATAATAGTGTAGCTACTGTATTTCTACGCTGAACATCGTTCAATGTAAGATTAGAAGGTTTCCCATCTAATAAAAATAATTCTTTAAAGTGCGTAATAAAATATCGACCCTGCTTATGTAGTATGTGGCATGACTGGTAAAGAGTATTATCCTTACGCGATGCTACACCTATGCGAGTCAGTGTTTCTCTAACTTTTAAGAAATCGTCTGGTGTGTTTAGCTGAACTTCCAACATCATGGCTGGAGTCCACTCACAACTCTCGTTATTTTCTTGTTCCACCTTTATATACCTTTGCTTTTAACTGTTCAATTTGTTCATCATTTAAAATTGTCAAAGCTTGGCGGGCTTTTTCATTGCTATATCCATAATACTCTTTGACAACCTTAATGGTTTCTTCTTCCTTAGCTTTCATCCATTTGCTAAATCTTTTCTTTTTTCTAATTGTATTTATAAAAAAGTCAAACTGAAGGCGGTTATCGAGATGAGCTCGTTTGTTCATCTCATTGGCAAGTAACACAGTGTCGTAAAAATAGGACAAGCCACGATTAACCATAAAAGCGTTATATTGCTTTTCTGATATATCGTCGACCAAAATATTCTGTTTCGTGTAGTTAACAGCATTTAAACAATCAAATGGATTCATTTTACTATCTCTTCTATATCTATATCTTCACAATTGTCTGGAGAATAAGTACTATGTGTGTTTATTAATATTATATCTGAAAATTCGTTTAGTAATTCTTTACACTTATTCATTTCACTGCGTCTCATATCTAAAAACGGTTCATCTAATAATATTAGTTTTTTATCTAGATACTTCGCTCGCGCGGCTGCGCGCGCGACAACTATTTTTTGTTCTCTTTTCCTAAGTAAAGATTCTACATCAATTTGTAAATAGCTTATAGTATATTTTATAAAAGATCTTATTTCTTCAGTCATTTCAATACTTGTACTTATACCAGCTGCAATATTCATATAAGGATCTAATTTGGGAAATAAGTTTTCTTGTTGAAATGTCAACGTTAAAGGAAGTTTGCTGGCAGGTATACCTATTAGTTCTTTATCATTATATGTAACAGAACCAGACATAGGAGATAAAAATGCACCTATGCACTGTAGTAATATAGATTTACCGCTATAAGACTCTCCTCTAATCATATAAGTCTTTCCAGATTCAAATTCATAATTGAAAGTAAACTTAGGAAGTTCAGGAATTTCTTGATAAACTAAGTCTTTAACAACTAGCATTAAAGAATCCTATTGTAAATTTAACACCTTGTTCGAAAACACTAGTATCATTAACTTCCCAAAATAAGAATGTCATTATTAAAATAAGCCATGCAGCTCTTATAATAAAGTTTCCCATTACTTCCACTCCGATCCGGCCATGATTTCAGTCATACATGCTACAACATTTAATTCATGGTCTGCAACAAAAGCATTCTTGTATTGATAATCAGCAAGAATAAGAACTACTTGAGGCACCGACTTAGGTTGTAAATGTTCAGACATATTATCATATATAGATCTAAATATAACTGCAGGTTCTACATCTATATTTTCAGCTACCCACTTTCTCATTTCTTTAAAGTTTTTTTCTTTAAGCGAAAGCATTAGAGAATTAAAACTCTCATTAGATAAGTTAACAAGAATTCCAGTATCGATTTGACCTGATACAGAATATCTTTGTAGCTCATTTATCACACGACGAAAGTCAGGCCTGTACTTCATTATAAGTTCAGCCAATACGTTTTTATTATACGTAACGTTTTCTTTATCAAGCATTGAACTCATGTTATCCATGAATTCGGCAAGGATTTCAGCCTGTTCATCTTTAGCTATAGTAAAATCATATATACTACATCTTGAATGTAAAGGCTCAATAATCCTATTTTTAAAATTGCAGGTGAGGATAAACCTACAGTTGCTTGAGAATTCTTCGATAAATCCACGAAGAGCAGGCTGAGTAGACTGCGCATTTAAATAGTCGGCTTCATCAAGTATAACTACTTTATAACCACCCTGAAGGGAAACGGTTGATGCAAACTGTTTAATCTTTGTTCTAAGTGTATCTATATTTCCTTCTTCAGAACCATTCACCATAATATAATCAAGTTCAAGTTCATTACAAAGGGCTTTAGCAACTGTGGTCTTTCCAACACCTGCAGTACCGGTAAAGAGCATATTCTGCAATTCACCAGATTCCAAAATACTTTTAAATGTGTCTTTCATCCTTTTAGGAAGAACACACTCTTCTATTGTTTTAGGGCGATATTTTTCTACCCACAGAAAATCTGTCATTCACGTCTCCATAATATAATTTAATTGTTACTTTTTAAAATTAACGGTGTATTCTCTACCGTTCATTCGCCAAGTTATAGTAGAATGAGAATATATTGTTCTAGTCTCATCCTTAAATCGGGTTTGCCAGCTACATACTTGATGAGTTCCTGCTTGTGCGTTACTCTCATTATGTCCAATAACACCGCCAAATAGTGCTCCCATTTTAGCACCTTCGTCACTTCCAGTTAGTACTTTTCCTAAGATACCTCCTAAGATTGCACCGCCTAATGTGTCACCGGTTTTATCACCGGATGTAGTATGTTGTTGACATACTTTTACTTGATAAGGCGTACTATGTATAACACTTTTATAGTGATGATGTACTTGTGCATTAAGCCTAACATTATCTTGTGCAATTACAGGTGTAGCCGTCATAGCGAGAACACACAATGCTGTAAGTTGCTTTTTCATACAGTGTCACCAAAGAATTTATTTAGCATTTCAATGCGATCATTAGCTACTGCCATAGTATCTAATTCTTTTTGAATAGCTTCAACAATATCACTATGTTCGCCAATACCAGTAGAGCTATCCATATAAACCATCACATTAGTTTTAGCTCTTTCAAGCTCTCCTTCTGCATGCATACGACAAGCTTTAATTAATTGATCACGAATCATTTAATTGTCCTCCTTCGATTTCTGTAGGAAACGGAAGCTCAGCTTGTGTGCCATCAGCCGTCGCAGCTGCTGGACTTTCCGGTGCTGATGCAGCCGTTTCCTTTTCTATATTAGCTTTATTTGCTAATACAAAAGTATTTATCTTATCTCGAATTGCACCTACTGATGCCAGTTCATCGCCCCTAAAAGCGCCTCGTTGAGAACATGCATCTATGATTTGAACACATGCTTCGAGATCACCAATTCCTATTTGAGGAACTTCTTTTGTTTCTTCAGCCATATTATCCTCCAAAGGTTGAATTTTTTTCAACAGCAATCCAATATTCTATTGGACGCACTGTATGTTTAAAATGAGAAATTAATTTTTCTGACAATGATACATCATAATCGCCAGGAATAATTTTTAAGTTTGGAATAGACAATACAAATTTAAAAGGTTGATCGCCTACTGTAGTCGTATCTTCTGATACAACTTCTAATTCAAAAGCATTAGAAGTTTGATTATCAATATCTGTAACATTGATTAATACTCCTCCTGATGAGGAAGGAGTCATAACCATATCAGATACTCCTAAAGCGCTTGCAGCTTTTCTTATAGAAGATATGTTATCTGCGCTCAGTGTAAATTGAACCTCAGTGCTAGGCATAACGACAGGTTTTGATGGAGAAGTAAGTGTCGTTACGTCTGACAAAAAATACTTAACAGATCGATTACTTTGTTTGATGGAGACAGAAAGATTATCGTCTGAAAAGATCAGTTCAGGATCGTCAAACATGCTCATAGCACTGAGGAACTCGTTTAGGTCGTATAGACCAAACTCTGTATTGAAATTTTCGGGAATAGTTGCGGTGGCTAAAAGATTTTTAGTTTCAGCCATAGTTGAGATTGTTGAACCGGGTTTTACTACAAGGTTCGCGTTAATAGTAGAGAAATTCTTTAAGATTTCACTGGTTTCATGATTAAGTTTCACGTATCACTCCATTTCATATTTAATTTATTTATACCTGGTTGAAAAGTCACTTTCAGGTCTTTCGGGAAATTCTTGATTTTTTTGATCAAGGTCATGTTGATGCAATGCAATTACTGCATAGTGTAATATTTTCATAAGATCTTTTCTATTTGCACCATCTTTTTTGCCATAACGCTGTGTGTATTTTAAAACGTTACCTAATGCGAAACCCATACCGTGGCCACAGTCAATAATGAATTCAGTTGACTGAAATTTATTCTTTGAATAGTGACCTTTATAGGTATCATCGACATAGTCTTGGAGCTCATCAATCAGAGCTCCTTCATTAAATTTATAATCAGGCATTATCTAAAGCCTCGTCTAATATTTCGTCTATCTGAGGATCAGTTTCAGATGGTTCAACGGTTTCCTGATTAACCGAAATATCTACTTTAGAGTAGAGATCAAGGAAAGCTTCCTTAGTATCGGCATCAAACCTATTAACACAAAGCTCAATTGCTTTCATTCTATCATTAAAGATAGCATAAGTTTGAGTTATGTGGCAAAGCCTACGAGTTGAAATCAAATCTTCGATCCCATCGTCTTCATAGGTTTTTCTGATTGTCTCAGACCACTGAGATAAAAGCTCAGCAAAATCATGGTCAACTTTTTCAAATTTCTCCATGTGTTTAATAACAATCTTTTTCTCTATTGAAAGAGAAGGATAAGGCTGTTCAACTGTGATAGTGAATCTTTCAAGGAAAGCTTCATCTATGATTGTAGCAGCAATGAATCGACCATCGTCAGATCCTTTACCTTTTGTATTCGCTGTTGCGATTACATTAAACCCGTTTGCAGGTTCTACAATCTCACCGGTTTTTTTGATGAGAATTGGTTTACCTTCAAGGACACCTTGAAGACACATGATTTTATTTGAACCTCTATCGAGTTCATCGATAAGAAGGATAGAACCAGCTTTCATAGCTTTGATAACAGGTCCTTCAGCGAAAACAGTTTCACCGTTAACTAAACGGAAACCACCGATAAGATCATCTTCATCAGTTTCAGGTGTAATCTGAACTCTGATATATTCTCTCTTGGCTCGAGCACATGCTTGCTCAACCATCATAGTTTTTCCGTTTCCAGAAAGACCAGTAATATATACTGGGTAAAACATAGTAGAACGTACGATGTTCTCAATGTCCTTGTAGTTTCCCCAAGGAACATAGTACTCATCCTTTGCAGGAATGAATATTTCACTGTTTCGGATTGATTGTACTGAAGTAGGCACTGATTTTTCTACCTGGGTTTCATTTTCAGGTTGAGCCCTGAATGGGATCACAACACTTTCAAAGTTGTAGACACCGCGCCTAACTTTAGGCATTTTGTCTATAATGTTATATGCCTCTCTGCGAGGAATATTGTTAGCATCAGCTAAAGCAGTAAGATGCTTAGGATAGAATTCTGTTTTACCAGGGTATTCTGAAACTAAGTTCTGTACTAAAGCTTTCTGAGCATAATTTAAATCCATAATATAATTCTCCATCAATTTTTATCTTATGTATACATTCTACCACACTTTGAGCGGATTGTACACCTTTTTTTTCACTTTTATGCATTTTTTTGCATTTTTCCATCAAAGTGTAACATATTTGTCACAGTTAAGCTACCGCTTCTGCGAACTTGGTTGCTAGAACCCTGTTAGCTTTCTTTTGTTTATTGAACTTCTTAAAAGCTCGAGCTATTTCTCCTTTTTTAGCTACTGCACTAACTTGAAAACCTTCGTTATTAGTATCAAGGGATTTTTTATCATTTCTTAATACAAAGTAGTCACCGTATCCTGCAGTGTTTCTTGCATGTAAGAATTTGTCTTTCATAAACTTTTTTCTTAAAGCTTGCTCTTCTGAATAAGAAGGCTTATGTAGCATTTGTCTAGCAGCATAACTGAACTCCCAACTGTTAGTATTTGTAAGGAAGTATCCTACAGTATTATCACAATAATTTTTTAAGTTATTGAGAAGTCCTTGGGTTGAGTTTTCATTAACTACTTTGTTGTTAACTATTACATTCTTAACTCGTCTACTATAGCTTGAGTTTTGAGATTGTAACTGATTAGAACATCCATCTGTTAAAGCCATAAACATAACTTTTTGAATGTTGTTTTCACTTCTGAATTTATTAAGAGCTCTTGGCAAATAAGTTAAAACTGCATCTAGAGGAGTTCCTCCAAGATTTTCAGATATTGTAAATACTTCTCTAGAACCATAACCGCCTTTGTTAGTTAAACACCAAGCCATTTTATGGAAAGCTCTTACAGCAGTTTGATATTCAACTTTGCTCATTCTGCTACTTAACATTTCTATCAATTTTATTTCATTGTGATCAACGTGATCAGAAGAAGGAATAATTTTATTTTGTTTTTTATCTGTAGTAAAACTAATCACTTCAAATGGGATATTTACTTTTTTACAAAAAGCAGTAAGATTTAAAACTTGTTTAATAACTGAACCTAAGCAGTTCCACATAGAACCTGACCAATCAACTAGCATGTAAAGACCGTGATTTTTAGCATTAGGAAGATGAGTTATTTTCTTGAAAATATCATCGTTATATTTGTAGCTGTAAAGTTTATTTACGTCTAAGGTTCCAGATCTAGCTGTTTGAGCTCTCTTTGATCTCCAAGCAGCCTTTTTCATTTCAAATTCTTTTGCCATTACTTGGACAAATCTTTTAGTTTGAACTTCAAAATCTTCAAAAGATTGTTGTTCTTCATTAGCCCAAGGACCAAAGAATCCTTCAAGTTCAAGTCTTTCAGTTGCAATTTCTTTATGTGTAATTATACAATCATTCCACTGAGAATCAGTCATTCCGTAAATGACACCTGCTGGAAAACCATTTTCATCTTTTTCAACTAATTCGATTTTAGCATTATCTACTGCATCTTGGGTTTTTGACTCAAAATGGTCGCCGCCTTCTTTGCCGCCTACTGCCGGTACTTCTCTAGGGCTCTCCACGTCATCCTTTTCTTCCTCTCCTGTTCCGCTCGCAGCTCCTTTTGTTTCTTCGCTTTCGCTATCACTCTGTCCGTTCTCATTAGAAGAAGCCTGATCTGTAGACTCCGAATTTTCTCCTTCAGAAGCTTCACTGGATCCGTCACTATTTGCTTGGGATTCCATAGGATTGCCTTGATCTTCCTGACTATCTGTTTCATTTTCCCCTTCATTTTGTTCTTCTGATACACCACCTGGTGCTGACATCATCATAGCATCAATCATTGGTTCAGCTTCAGGCTGTGGTTCTTGTTTAGCATTTTCAACTAGCTTTTTGCAAACTTCTAAAACATCTTCCCATGTTTCAACTGCAAAAGCTTCATTTACTAGAGCTTCTTCAGCTTTAGTAAAAGTTACTTTAATTAAACCTCTTAGTTTAGCTTTAATATTTATTCTATCAATAAGTCTAAAATTTCCATCATCAACCATTTGTATTTGGCCAAGTTGAAAGAAATCTCTCGAATTCATTTCTGTATAACCTTTTTTGAAGGAGATAGCAAGACCAGGATATTTTCTTTGAATTAATTTTTCAATTCTAATATCTTCAATAATATTAACAAATGTCTTAGGTAAACCATCAACTGCATCACTCCAACCATCTGACGGTGTGAATAAAGCATGTCCAACTTCATGACCAACTAATAAGTCATAAAGGTTATCCATATCTTTCCAAAGAGGAAGACCTAAAACTCTCTTTTCTACATCAAAAAAGGCAGTTTCAAAAGAACCGTGTTGTACGGTAATTCCTTCTTTTGCCAGTAATTTAGCTAGAGTATTTTTTGCTGTTATATTAATCAATTGCTTTCTCCATCATTTAATATATACATTCTACCACAGTATTCCACCATTGTACACCATTAAATGCATTTTTTTGCATTTTTTTGCGTTTTATTGAAATACTGTGACAAAAATGTAACAGCTAGTCCATTAATGCATTATATTTCTTATTCAAGGGAAATATGTTCCCTATAACTTCACCACATCGATCTGCGAGTTCCATATGTTCCTTTTGTGTACCATTAGCAGTTCTCAGTTCGATATAATGAATCCAACTTCGAAGAGTTCCATTCACATATAACTTACTAACAGTTAAACCTTCAGGTAAAACTGCTCTAGCTTGTTCTTTTGCAATTCCATTATCAACAGCCCATTTATAAACTTCTTTGGCCCTATTAATAATACCATGTTGTCTTCGTTGCCATTCTGTTAAAAGTTCAACCATTTTTAGATCTAATTGAATGCTAGGATCATTGTCAATAGATATACTATTCTGCCTATTTTTAGGATCTTGTAGCCTGCATTCTCTTAATACAAAATCTAGATCTTCGGTAGGATCTGCATATCTTTGGCTAAATTCTTGAAAGCTAAAACTTCTATGACGTAGGAATTGTCTAGCAATATCTCTAGTAGTCTCTACTTCTAAACATACACTTACCATTTCAAAAGGAGACCAATGCTTGTGCTTAATCAAGTATTCAAGCAATTTAATAGAAGTTTTTTTATTATTTTGATTGTCTGGGTTACTAACACGTGCACAGAACGCGACTAATTCCTGGGCATCGCCCAGGTCAATATCTGCGTCCTCAGGTGGTTGTGAGTAACTAATTAATTTTACTTTCATATACTCTGGAAAAGTTCCTTTCTTTAACGAACTCGATCTTTGATCTGAATTTTCCATCTAGTAAGTCTCCTTTATGTGATATAACAAATACGTTGGACCCTTCTTCTAAAGAGTATAAAATTTTCATAAGACTATCAATTCCGTCATGATCGAGCGACGAGTCAAATGTCTCATCAAGAATGAGTAAATTCGTAGAGGCTGAATTCTTCATCCTAGCGATTTGTCGCCAGGTGAATAGAAGAGCCAGATCAATACGTTGTTTCTCA